GAAGCTCTTCAACCTCAGACCGTAACTGATGTTGATTCTTTGCGTGAATTGTGGTCTAACCCTAAAGCAAGCGCTGGTGCTATCAATATTGGTAGCACAAAAGAGGCCAATGCTGATGATATTTATCAGCAACTCTTCGCGATGAAAGGCCTGATCAATGCGAGTGTGTCTTATGATCGGATCCAGATTCCAGCAGTTGTATTTCATCGTGCCCAAATTAAGGGTTTCTCTGACGGACAGACTTATCATCCCGAATCTTTAAAGAAGAAGGATAGGCTCGTCTGGGGAATTGATGGGGTCACAAACTCACTTGAAGCTCAGTATGCGAACGTATTTACTGATGCTCTTGCGGAGAAATGTGATGTTTACGCTGGAGGTAAGGATCCCCAAACCCTAAGGGAGCTGATCAGACAGGGACGTCAACGCAAACAGTATTGGACGTCACTTGACTTCTCAAAATTTGATCAAACTGTACCATCTTGGTTGATCTCTTGGTGCTTTAAAGTAGTAAAGAGATCGTTTGCACCACAGTATCAGTCTGAACTCGACTTTATTGAGTGGAATTTTATTAACACCAAGATTGCACTTCCTGGAATTGGTATTAAGACTAAGACCAGGGGGATTCCATCTGGTAGTGGTTTCACTCAAGCGATCGGAAGTATGGCTAATGCTGTAATGATCTTGTCGTATGTAGCATCACTTTGCAGTAAACACAGTTTTCAAGAGAAGGTGGACTACGTTCAAAGGTTTGTCTCAGATACGAGGGGAAACTTTAAGATGTTTGTGATGGGAGATGACAATCTTATCTTTACATCTGAAAAGTTGGACTTAGACGAGCTTAGCGAATATGTTCATCATATCTTCAACGTTAAGGTCAATGCTGACAAGTGTGCTCGCGGCGATGCCTTTAAGGATCCACAATTCTTGTCAAGAGAGTGGAGATTAAGAGGTGAGTTTCAAGATCCTATTTATTTAGTGATCAATACCTCACATCCTGAGAGATATCGTACATACGAAGGGTATAGTCCGTGGCATATTATTTACGGATTATACTTTACTTACCCGGAGTCATTTCCAAGGTGGGTGTCAGAAAGGTGGATAATCTCGAAGTTTGCTGATTCTAAAGGTCTCACAGCAATTGCGAATGTGCCGAGGCATGAACTACCTGGAGTGTTCAAGGCCTATGGTGATAAGGCGATACGTATGATGCAACGTCGAGTCGAATCACACCTAAAGATTGCTTAGTTTGCAAAGTGTCTTCAATGCCCGAAAGGGAAG